TATCCCACACATAGTAATCTTGTCTGCGTGTGGTAAAAATGTATCAACAGTCTGCATAATCATCTGTCTAGCTAGTTTATATTGCTGTGATAGTGTCAATTCTATATTGAAAGGCATAGAAGAATAGAAAGATTGGTCGCAGTTCTCTGTCAAATCGCCTAAACCTAGCAAAAATATCTCATTTATGGCTGTTCCTCCCTTACGCAGTGCCTTAATCTGATGAACCCCCTCTATAAGAGCTTCCTCGTAGCGTTTAAGGGTATTTTCTACTCCATAGTCTGCTTTTCCTAGTTGCCAGTCAGCCATTGTCCATATAAACGCTGTATCACCACCATACTTCTTGTTTTTTAGCTTAGGTTTCTTTAAATATATCTTGCATAGTTCATCAAAGTATTCATCTAGTGCAGGATTCTTACGTTTTACAACTCCCTTAAACGCATAAAAGGTGGTAACTTTACCACCTTTTAACTGACCTTCCCACTGTGATACCTTGACAGAGCCATCTATCTTGTAATATCTAGGATCAAACCCAAAGCCTTGCAATATACTATCGTATTTATCTTTGTAGTTTGGATCAGTGCCGACATAGGTTATATCACCTTTGCCTGTTTTTTCATCAAATTCAATAGAAGGTTGCCAACCTGATTTATAGTAGTTATTACCTAACTCTTGTGTCATAGGCAGCCCTTTCTGTTGTTCATAGTCTAGCTATGATGTATGACAAAATCTACTTTGTAATTTGTTTTTTAGCGTAAGTCTTGACCACTGCAAGTGCAGCACCACCACCAGCTAAAGCTGCTAGTTCAAGTGTATTAGCATCTAATGATACTAAAGGTGCTACAACAAGTGCTCCAAGGAATGCTTCTATGAAAGTCCATAGTGTTCTTTCCAGCATATCTTTGAGATCTTCACTCATTTTATACTCCCACGAATCGGACCAAGGTGTCCACCATACATCCTTTTTGAATGTACCATCCTGGTTTCTTGCTCTGTTTTTTCTTTCAAACATTATATTATGTTTCTACCATCAAGTTTAGCATTTAATGTTTTGATTTCACCACTAATCTCTTGTAACTTCTCGTAAACATCTGATTTTTCAGCAGGTTTATCAAGTAATTTATCAATAGTTGTGTATTCTATAGTTACTTTTTTACCTTGTAGTAGTTGATTAGCTACCTTTGCGTACATTTTTTTATATGCAACTGTACTAGAGCCAATAAAACCATCCTTAGAACTATCTAAATCTTGTTGTGTTTCACCTACAATAAGACAACCTGATGTATGTTCATCAGTGTTACCAGTGTGTATAAGTATGTAAGTAAAGTTAGGTACATCTAATATATGCAACATACCATAGTGTGCATTCTGGTATCTTTCTGAATACTTAGCGTGAAAGCCACCTGTTTTTCTAAACTCAATATCGTATGTGCCTTCTGGTATGCAGGTTTCGTGCATTACTTTTACTGCTTGGTATTGATCCTCTAATGTAAAACACTCAAAGATACCATCAATTAATAAAATACCATTGGTTGCATCAGTTCCAAACTGTGTTCTTACTACTGTTAGTTTCATTTATCCTCCTTAGTGTGAGTATATGCCGTACTTACAGTTACATATTGTAACGTATGTGCCGTTTGTTTTGTATGTTTTACAACGCATATCTAACTCATCATCAGTGTCATCAAGTATAACATCATCAAACCACATTATTTTCTAAATCCAATAGTTAATAACCATATACCTAGTGTAATTACTGTGGCTAAACCTGTTACTTGTTGTGCTGATCCTGTAAGTGTAAGGGTTGCAATAACTAAACCAACTAAAGTCCAACTTAAATTAAGTGTTTCTTTGACAGCTTCTACGAGCCAATTCCAAAGTTTATTTATCATATTGTTTTCCTAAATAAAAACGCAGCCATACTAGCTATTCTAGTCAAGATTACAGGAACTACGACTTCCTGTGCTTTTTCTTTTTGATCTTGTGTCATATCATCTCCTATGTTTCCTATGTTTATTTCTTCAAAATCTATATCTACAAAAGTTTCTATTGGATTTTCTAAAAATGTTTCAAACTGTACCTCTGTAACTACATCAGCTAGTGTATAGTTTTCTACATCTGCATTCTCTACAGCTCTTTCAACGTATTCTTCTACAGCTTCTGCAACTACCTCATCTTCTTTTACAGCTTCTGCAATAATCTCAACATCTTCTTTTTCTACCTGTAATACATCTGCAACAACCTCAACTTGTTCTTCTGTAAGTTCTTCTATTTCTTCTATAGCTTCTTCTACTACAGCTTGTACTATCTCTTGTACTTCTTCTGTTGCCTGATCTAAGTTTTGTACGCCAATGTCATTGACTTCTTCTAATACTTCTACAACTTCTTCGGTGTCGAGTTCTTGCACATATACTTCAATGGCTTCTTCAACTTCTTCATCTGTTAAATCTTCCTCTATCTCTATCTCAATGACTTCTTCTATCTCTGCAACCTCTTGCTCAACCATCTCTTCAGTAAGTATCTCCTCAACTTCTTCGGCAGTATCCTCCACCTGTAAAACTTTAGGTTCTTCATTGTCATCTCTTCGTATATCTTCTTCGTATAACTCATCTTCTTCTACCTCTTCAAACTCTGTATCCCAATCATCTAGGTCTATTTCAATCTCTTCTATGTCCTCTATAATTATAATCTCTACTTCTTCAAAATCCTCTAAAAACTCTTCTACCTCAATAATTGTGTCAATAAACTCCTCTATCTCTTCTTCATCTTCAAATATAAATATTTCAATCTCTTCTTCATATTCAAGTTTTTTAACATCTCTTTCCATTTCTTTTTCAAGCTCTTTAATTTCTTCTTCAGTAAGTTCAATAATTTGCTCTTCAATAAACTCATCTTCCACAATATCAGGTATATCAACATCATTAAAAAACTCTTCTCCGACTTCTCCCAAGTTTTCATCTTCAATAACTTCAATGTCATATAACTCTAAATCTCCTCTTGCAACTTGCTCATCAGTCAATTCTACACCATACAATTCAAAGTTCTTTTGTCTTTCATTATCTCTCTGAACTGTACCATCTTGTACTTCTGTTTCTGTATATTCTGCAACAGTTCCATCATCCATAACTATTTCTATGGGTTCTGGTTCAGGCTCTGGTTCAGGTGCAGGTGGTGGTTCAGGTGCAGGTGGTGGTTCAGGTTTAGGTGGTAAAGTTGTGGTAGTAGTCGTAGTAGTCGTACTACTTGTAGTTGTTGTAGTTTCTTCAGGCACAGTTGTTGTAGTAGTTGTAGAACTTGTAGTAGTTGTAGAACTTGTAGTAGTTGTAGTTGTTGTGCTTGTATCGGTACAAGTATTTGTAGGTGCTGTCCATTCACCCAAGTTTATAAAAGGTAACTGATTAGGTATCTCTATTGTTTGTTGTAATGTTAATGTACTGTAACTTTGATCTGTGTCATTATCAGACCTTATCTTTGTTCTAAATGTACCATAAGGATTCTCAAAGTATGTTTGTAAATCTTCTAAAGAAAAAACGTGATAGTTCCAAACTAGATTATCTGTATGTCCAAATGATGTAGATATACAATAAGCAGTAGATGTATCAATATCTGTATCACTTATCGTAAACCATATTGTATATTTTTCTGGAGGGCTATCTTCAAAGCCATCAGATGTATATATACCAATAGTTAAATCACCTGTAGTGGTGTCTAAAGCTATTGATTGATTGTATGCAGGTTGTGTTGGAACGTGATCTGCAAAAACTGGTATTGGTACAAGAAGTGTAGTAACTAAAAGTATTCTTAAATAGTTACTTATCCTCCTGAACAACATCCTTGTCCACAACAATTCATATGATCTCCTTTACATTAAGTTGCCAACAAGTGCAGCTAATGCACCTACGGCAACAATCCATCCAAACAATTCTTGTCTGGAAATTTTACTATTTACTTTTTCGTGTAATAAATCTATTCTCTCGTTGATTTCTTTTTGTCCTTCAATAATTAACATCAACATTTCTTTCTGTGTAAAACCATTATTAACAGGTAGATTGTTCATAAAATCCAA